TGGGATAATTCATATTGGGAAATTGATAATGTAAATACTAATCAACTATTTGTTGGAAAAGATCCAGCATACCCATATAACCAAAACCCATTGAACCCAGGATTAGAAAATTTTGGATCAAATTTATCCATTATTTGTACTGCACACTATGCACCTGCGGATAGAGTACAAATAACTAGAGAAAGAATATAACATGCCCTCAATTAAAAAACCTAATCCAAAATCTCAATTAGAGATACAAAATAGCCAGATAGAACCATATGTGTTTCCTGAAACGAGTGAGTCTTATGGTAACCCTAACATTCCTTCTAATTTTAACCAATTTACAGATAAAAAACAAAGCGGAATAGATTTTAATCGTTCTGAACAAATGTCATTTAAAGATGATACTACTAAACCATTTACTGTAGGTTTACAAGATATAGATGAATCTATAATGTATTATTTTCAAAATGTTATTCGCCCAACAGTAATACAAAACGGAAATAGATTAGCAGTACCTGTAATATATGGTTCACCTGAAAAGTGGAAATCAGTACAAAAAGATGGATATTACAAAGATAAAAATGGAGCTATTATGGCCCCGTTAATTATGTTTAAAAGAGATACAATTGATAAAAACCGTTCTTTAACAAATAAATTAGACGCTAATACACCTCATTTGTATGCATCTTGTATGAAAACATATAATTCAAAAAATGCATATTCAAATTTTAGCATATTAACAAATAGAATTCCTGTAAAACAGTATGTAGTTAATGTAGTACCTGATTATGTTACATTAACATATTCATGTGCTATTCAAACATATTATGTTGAACAAATGAATAAAATTATTGAAGCAATCAACTACGCTTCAGACTCATATTGGGGAGACCCAGAACGCTTTAAATTTAAAGCATCTATTGATTCATATACTACAGCAATAGAAGTATCGGATTCAACAAACCGTATTATTAAAGGAACATTTTCAATTAAATTATTTGGATATATTATTCCGGATACTATTCAAAAAGAGATTACAGCTATTAAAAAATATAATAGCAAAGCTCAGGTTATCATTACAGCAGAAGTAGTTAATAATTTAAATAGTAAATAAAATGGCAGCAAAAGCAAAATCTCAATCAGTAATTTCGTTTGTCCGTAAACCTAAAAAAAGAAGACCAGGAGTTCATGCAAAATCAAAAACTAGTAAAAACAAAAACAGCAAAAACTATGTAAAAATGTATGTTTCTCAAGGGAAATAATATATTTATAATAAAATAAATTTATGGGAATAGTTTCGGATAAAAAGTTTTTAACAGACGAAGAAAAAAATACATTAAAAGAAATTCAACAAAAAACTCAAGTTTTAATACTAGAACTAGGTGAAATTGAAATGATTAAAATTCAAATTGATAACAGACATCAAGCTGCTAAAGCATTTTTAGATGAATTATCACTCAAAGAAGAAAATTTTAATCAATTAATTGTTGAAAAATATGGTAAATCTAGTATCAACCCAGAAACTGGTGAAATTACTGTATTAGGATAATTTAATCTGAAATACACCATATTTATAATAAAATAATATATTACAATGGCAGAAACAATTGTATCACCTGGTGTATTAGCAATAGAAAATGACCAATCTTTTATTACACAAGCTCCTGTACAAGCAGGTGCAGCTATTATAGGACCAACGGTTAAAGGTAAAGTAGGTATTCCTACATTAGTTACAACATTTAGTGAATACCAAAATAAATTTGGCACTACTTTTTTAAGTGGAAGCCAAACCTATACCTACCTTACCTCTATTTCAGCCTTTAATTATTTTAATAGTGGTGGTACTTCATTATTAGTAACTCGTGTAGTTAATGGTAGTACAACTACTAATTGGACTCCTGCAACATCATCATTTATTTCTGCATCTGCTCATGCTGTTGGTGCTCCTTATAATACAGATGTATTTGTTTTAGAAACAATTTCTGAAGGAGAAATAATGAATAATACAGGTCCTACAGGATCTAATGGAACTTTATTAAGCGGTTCAGCAAACAATTTTAGATGGCAAATAGTATCCCCAGATATTAATACCGGTACTTTTACAGTATTAATTAGACAAGGAAATGATACTACAAATTTTATGTCTATATTAGAAACTTGGGGCCCTGTATCTTTAGACCCATTTTCTGCAAATTATATTGAAAAGATAATAGGTAATCAAGTTGAAACTATTTTAAATGACCCAACAACAGGTGAATATTATGTTCAACTTTTAGGAAATTATCCAAATCAATCATCATATGTTAGAGTTAAACGAGTAAACCAAACTACACCAGATTATTTTGATAACAATGGCATTCCAAAAAATCAATTTACTGGTTCTTTACCTATTGTTAGCAGTGGATCATTTGGAGATGGGAAAGGAAGCAATATCCCCACAGGGGTTGCAGGAGCATATTATGAAACTATCTCAGCAACTAATATCCAAGGCTTAACAGCTAATGATTACACAGAATCTATTGCTTTATTAGCAAATAAAGACGCATACAATTATAATTTTATAACAGCTCCTGGGTTAATAGGAAATTCTTCATATCATTTTAACACAGTTCAACAACTAATTACAATGGTTCAAGATAGAAGAGATGCTATGGCTATAGTAGATGTTGTTGGATATAATTCAAATTTAACCCCTGTAACTACCGCAGCTAGTGCTTTTGATACATCATACGCAGCAACTTATTGGCCTTGGTTAAAAACTATTGACCCCAATTATGGTAATCAAGTTTGGGTTCCCGCATCAACAATGATCCCAGGTGTATATGCATTTAATGATAATGTAGCATTTCCTTGGTTTGCACCTGCAGGCATTAATAGAGGTCTTATGACAACAGTAGTTCAAACTGAAAGAGTATTAACTCAAACAAATAGAGATTCACTTTATCAAGGAAATGTAAATCCAATTGCAACATTTCCTGGATCCGGGGTAACAGTATTTGGGCAAAAAACATTACAAAAGAAAAAAAGTGCTTTAGATCGTGTAAATGTACGACGTTTATTAATTGAACTTAAAAACTACATATCTCAAATAGGAGACACATTTGTATTTGAACAAAATGATGCTGTTACTAGGAATAATTTTGTAGCAGCTATTAACCCATATTTAGCTTCTGTTCAACAACAACAAGGTTTAACAGCTTTTAGAGTTATCATGGATGAATCAAATAACCCACCTTTAGTAGTAGATAATAATAAATTAGTAGGACAAATTTATTTACAACCTACTAGAACGGCTGAATTTATTATATTAGACTTTAATATATTACCTACAGGTGCAACATTTCCTGCTTAGTAATATATTTTAAAAAAAAAATTGATATTTATAATAAAAAAATAAAATGGCAAAATTCACAGTTTCTCCTGGAGTAGCAGTTAGCGAAATAGATAATACATTTTTAACAGGACAACCAGTTCAAGCAGGTGCGGCTATTATAGGACCAACAGTTAAAGGTCCAGTTGAAAAACCAACTTTAGTAACATCTTATTCAGATTTTCAAATGTTATTTGGAGATACTTTTATTAGTGGTGGTAATGCTTATTCATATTTAACTTCAATTGCTGCTTACAATTATTTTAATTACGGTGGTACTTCATTGTTAGTGGCCCGTGTTGTTTCAGGATCATATTCTTCTGCTACTAGTAGCTACATGCCTACAGGATCTAGTGGCCCAACTTCAGGTTTCTCTCCATTTGTTTTAGAAACAATTTCTGAAGGTACCATTATGAACAACTCAGGTTCAGGAGCTTTAGGTTCATTGCTTCCAGGAAGTAAAGAAAATGTAAGGTGGGAAGTCACTAATGTAAATACTGGGTCAGGTACATTTAATGTATTGATTAGAAGAGGAGACGACACTCAAACTAATAAAATTGTTTTAGAGTCTTGGAACAATGTAAATTTAGATCCTAATTCATCTCGTTTTATTGCTCAAGTAATTGGAGATCAAAAATTAAACTATGATTCTGGCAATGTTCAAATGGTATTATCTGGAAGTTATCCAAATAATTCAAAATTTGTTCGTGTAAAAGAAGTAAATTATACTACTCCAAACTATTTAAATTCAAATGGAGTTGTAGCTAATCCATTATACACAGGGTCTCTTCCAGCAAATGGAAGTGGTTCTTTAGGTGGTGCTTTTGGAGGAGCCACAGGAACTGTTTTAATTTCATCAGCTATTAATTTTTATGAAAATATAAATTCATCTAATACTCAAGGATTAGTAGGAAGTGATTATAATACTATGATTGCTTTATTTGGTAATCAAGAAGCATATCAATTTAACCTTTTATTTGCCCCTGGATTATTAAACGATACTCATACTGGTCAAATTACAAATATTATTACTAATACAATTGCTAGAGGTGATAGTATGTTTGTAGCAGATTTAGTAGCATATGGAAGTACAGTTTCTCAAGCTATTACACAAGCTCAAACTCGTGATACTTCATATGCTGCTTCATATTGGCCTTGGGTTCGCATTATTGACCCATCAACAGGAAAACATATTTGGGCCCCAGCTTCAACTGTAATACCAGGTGTATACGCCTTTAACGATAAAGTATCTGCTCCTTGGTTTGCACCTGCAGGTATTAATCGTGGTGGTTTAGGTACAGTATTACAAGCAGAATTAAAATTAACTCAAAATAATAGAGATTCTTTATATTCAAATAATATTAATCCAATTGCTACGTTACCTAAACAAGGTGTTGTAGTATTTGGACAAAAAACTTTACAAAAAGCAGATTCAGCTCTTGATCGTGTAAATGTAAGACGTTTATTAATTGAACTTAAAAATTATATCCGCCAAATTGCTGATACAATTGTATTTGAACAAAATACAATTCAAACTAGAACTTCATTTTTAGCTAGAGTTAATCCATATTTAGAAGCTATCCAACAAAAACAAGGATTATATGCTTATAAAGTAATAATGGATGATTCAAATAATGGACCAGCTGTAATTGATCAAAACCAATTAATTGGACAAATTTATATTCAACCAACACGTACCGCTGAATTTATTTCTTTGGATTTTATTTTACTCCCAACAGGAGCAGAATTTCCAGGGTAAAAGTTTGAAATTTAGATATTTATAATAAAATTAAAATAGAAAACAAATGGCAATTTTAAACCCAAACGAAATATTTTACACAGCGTTTGAACCAAAACAAACAAACCGTTTTATCCTTTATTTAGATGGGATTCCTTCATATCTTGTTAAACAAATAGGAGCTGTTTCTTTAACCCAATCTACAGTTACTCTTAATCACATTAATATTCAACGTTATGTGAAAGGAAAAACAAAATGGAATACTATCCAATTTACAATGTATGAATCAATTACTCCTTCTGGAGCCCAAGCAGTAATGGAATGGGTACGTTTAGGACATGAATCAGTAACAGGTAGAGATGGGTATTCTGATTTCTATAAAAAAGATCTTACATTTAACGTTTTAGGTCCTGTAGGTGATATTGTTTCTGAATGGATTATTAAAGGAGCTTTTATTACTGAAGTTAACTTTGGAGACTATAACTGGGATGATGATGGAACCCCAGTAAATATCCAAGTAACAGTTCAACCTGATTACTGTATTTTAAACTACTAATATTAGGTTAATAATTTATCAGGTAAAGCTCCAAAGAAATTTGGGGCTTTTATTTTCTTTTAATATATTAAGGCTATGAAAAAAATTAATTTACTTTTATTTATACTACTAACAGGTTTTATTTATAGTCAATATTGCCCTTATTTAGGTCCTAATCAAATATTACCTTGTGGTGTAACTTCAACTACTTTAACCGCAGATTTAAGCCAATGTGGAGCAGGTAATAACCCTAATCAAACTACAAATTATACAGTTTCTCAAATACTATATGTGCCCCAAGTTAATACAGGTACTTTAGTAGCCTTAAGTGATGACTCCCAATCAGGCACGTTTAACATTGGATTTACTTTTTGTTTTTATGGACAAACCTATACTCAGTTTCGAATAGGCTCAAATGGTTGGATCTCGTTGGGTGCAGGTGTACAGCCAACTACATTTACAACACAAGCAATACCATCAGTAAACGCAGCAGTACCAAAAAATTGCATAATGGGCCCGTGGCAAGATTGGAATCCTAGTCTAGGCGGACAAATACGCTACCAAACCTCAGGCACGGCTCCTTGCCGCAAATTAACAGTAAGTTGGATCGGAGTGCCTATGTTTTCGTGCACTAACTTACAAGGCACATTTCATATAGTAATTTATGAATCAACTAATTATATTGAAAGTTATCTTGCTAATAAACCTGGTTGTAATCAATGGGCTAATGGTACTGCAGTGCATGGCGTACATAATGTTGTAGGAACGCAGGCAGTAACAGTACCTGGTAGAAATTCAACTCAATGGACTGCAGTAAATAATGCTTGGAGATGGACACCTAGTGGTGCACCTGTTTTGCCAACTTTAGTTTGGTATCAAGTAGGAAATCCTGTTCCTATTGCTCAAAACGTAAATCAAATTACAGTTACACCTTCTCAAGGTGGAGCTTACTATACTTGTCATTTGGAGTATCCGGCTTGTAATGCAGGTTGGGCAACTTGTAGTGCATTAGGTGGTGGACTAGGGCCTGATACTATTCAAGTTGTTCCGGGTCCACCAAATTTAAATCAACCGAATTTTGTAGTAACAAATCCATTATGTAACGGAGATTGTAACGGATCTATTACAGTAAACCCAACAAACGGTACTCCTCCTATAGGATATGTTTGGAGTAGCGGCCAAAATACCCAAACAATTAACAATCTATGTGCAGGAACTTATACAGTAACTGTAACAGATGCAAACAACTGCACTATTACAGCAAATACTACATTAATAGATCCACCTATTTTACAAGTGCCATTGATGGCAGCAACAAACCCTATTTGTTTTGGAGATTGTAATGGAACTGCAACAGCAAACTCAATTGATGGTATTGCTCCATACACTTATTTATGGGGAGATGGACAAACAACACAAACCGCAACTAATTTATGTGCAGGAGCTTATAATGTTATAGTAACAGATGCAAATGGGTGTCCTGCTTTAAATACTATTGCTTTAGTAAACCCTCCAATGGTTGTAGTAGGAAATATTACTTCACTAGATACAATCTGTTATTTATCTTCTAATGAAACATATTCAGTACCAAGTTTAGGTGCAGGATATTCTTACACTTGGTCAAGTGTTGGAAACATCACTTCAGGTCAAGGAACAAATAGTATTACAGTAGATTGGTCTCTATTTCCTGCAGGATTTATGCCTGGAGCTGTTAATGTTGTAGCGATAAATCAATTTGGTTGTACAAGCTTACCACAAGATGTTAATGTTTATATTTTAAATGTTTTACCTACGATAGACTCGATTACTTCATTATGTGATTATAGTAATTGTGTAACATTAACTGGAGCTCCTGTTGGGGGAACATTTACAGGAAATGGAGTAAACGGGAATACATTTTGTCCTTCACCTTTATTAGCAGGAACCAATACAATAACATATACTTATGTGCAATCAAATTGTACTTTTGATACTACTCGCCAAATAACTGTTTATTCTAGACCTGTTATTTCATCTATACAAAATGATTTAGGAAACCTAACATCTGAATTTATAGAATTGTGTGAAGGCGATAGTATAGGAAGAATTTATAGTGCAACTGTTTTAGGAGGTGGAGATGTAGTGTGGATTTTAAACCAAGATAGTATTACAAACCCAATTTTACCTATTTCTTGGGATAGTTTTGGATCCTTTACATTTTCAGCTGTAGGATACCAAAACGGATGTGTATCATACCCAACATCTTATTTGACAACTATTCAAAGATGCCCTGAAGAATTAATTTATATCCCAAATACATTTACCCCTGATGGGAATGAAATCAACCATGCTTGGCACCCAGTCTTTACTTCAGGTTTTGACCCACAAGATTTTTATTTAACTATCTATAACAGATGGGGAGAATTAATGTTTAAAAGTTATAATAGTACAGTTCCTTGGGATGGAACATACAACAATACAAAATGTCAAGATGGAGTTTATACTTGGGTTATAGTTTATGGAGACAAAAACACAGATAAAGAAACATTAATTAAAGGAAGTGTTACCCTTATTAGATAGTACAATATTTATAATAGTATGAAACTGAACCACTTACGTACTTTAGTTAAAGAAGAGCTTAATAAGCAATTAAATGAAAAATACCAAGATAAATTTAAAATGGTTGGTATGCTTATTTCTAACATTAAACAACGCCCCCAAAAAGAAATATTTTCCGACATCCGCTCTATCCCCGGAGTTACAGTAGCATCTTCAAAAGAACCTATGCCATATAATGAACAAAATACAGAAAAATTTCAAACTATTTTAACTATTAAAGTAGATGGTCATCCTTGGATTACAAAAGGTGGTTTTGATCGTTCAAAAATGGAAGACATACGTAAAGAAATATTAAAAGTAGAAGGAGTTTTATCATATAATGTAAATCCTGATAATATCTCTTCTCTTTAATATATGTATATAGGACAATTAAGTTATATTAAATAAAAATTATGGAAGAATTTAAATTACTAACTGAAACAGTTGAGTTACCCTCTAAAGGCTTACTATACCCTGAAGATTCTGAATTAGCAAAAGGTACTGTTGAAATTAAATACATGACTGCTAAAGAAGAAGATATTCTTACTAACCAATCATATATTAAAAACGGTACTGTACTAGATAAATTAATGAAATCATTGATTGTATCGAAAATTAACTATGATGATCTATTAATAGGTGATAAAAATGCAATTATGGTTGCTGCCCGTATTTTAGGATATGGAGCTGAATACACTTTTAATTATTTAGGTGATTCACACACAGTAGATTTATCTCAAGTTGAAAACAAACCACTTAAAGAAGAATTATTTACAAGTCATGTAAATGAATTTACTTTTACTCTTCCTAAATCAGGTAATGTAGTTACATTTAAACTTTTAAGTCATAAAGACGAACAAGATATTACACGTGAACTAGAAGGTTTAAAAAAAATCAATAAAGATGCTTCCCCTGAACTTTCAACCCGTTTAAAATACCTAATTACCTCAGTAGAAGGAAAACGAGATAAAAAAGATATTCGAGAGTTTGTTGACAATTATCTTCTCGCCCAAGACTCCAGGGCATTAAGAGAATATGTTAGAGAAATTCAACCCGATGTTGATTTAACTTTTTTTCCCGACGGGAGTAACGATAGAATCAATATCCCAATTGGGATTAGCTTTTTTTGGCCTGACCTATGAAATGGCTCCCCAAGCTAGGGCTGCTGTATTTACACAAATCCACGAAATAGTTTTTCACGGTAAAGGAGGATATGATTGGGATACAATTTATAACATGCCTATATGGCTTCGCCGTTTTACATTTTCAAAAATTCAAGACTTCTACACTGAAGAAAAAAATGCCCTTGAAAACAAAGGAGGTGATGGAAAGAAAACCGTCATTAATTCAGATGGTACAATAAAAGCTCCTGAATTACTTCAAAAAGCATTACAAAATAAAAAATCTCCTAAATATAGCTAAAAATATTAATTTTCAATATTTATAACAAAATCATTTAAATGGCTGATGATATAAAACAAATAGAAGAAAAACTTAATAAACTTAAGGCTTCATTAGATAAAGTTGGCCAAAAAGCCCTAGAAAGAATTATAGCAGCACTAAAATCAGGAGGTGCTGGATTAGATGAATGGAATGATCAATTAGCTACATTTCAAGATAAAGTAGATAAAGTTAATAGTTCTTTAAGTTATGTAGCCCAATCATTTAAGGATTCTGTTAATGAATTATCTAGACAAAACAAGTACCTTACTTCTTCTCGAAGCATTATTAGCAAAATTTCCACTACAGCCCGTGAAGTCCTTTCAGCAAGAAGAGGAGAAACTTCTTTAGATGAAAAAAGTGTAAAACTAGCTCAAGAAAAAATAAAGTCACAAAGAGAAGAACTTAAACAAGCCAAAGAATCAGGTAATTTAACCCAAGCACAACAAAAAGAAATCCAATCAGTTATAGATTCTTTAGATGATTATGAAAAAGGTCTTAAGGGAGCTTTAAAAACCCATAAAGAAATAAATAAACAATTGGGTATTATTCCTCAAGTATTTGGTGGATTAGATAAAGGCTTAAGTAAATTAGGGATGTCTGGGTTAGGCATTTCTGAAGCATTATCAAAAACTCAAAAATTAGGACAAGAAGCAGCAAGTTTAGGAGATAAAGAATTTAAAAAGTTTAGTGCTTCTAAAACATTTTTTAAAGAATTAGGTAGTAATTTTTCTGAAATTGCTTCAAAAGCTAATATCATCCAATTTGTTATTGTAGGATTAATTGATGGGTTTATGTCTGCGGACAAACAATCCGGTGAATTAGCTAAAACATTAGGAATAACTTATGATACAGCTAGTAATCTTAGAAAAGAATTTGCAGCAGTAGCTAATACCTCATTAGATTCTAATGTAACTGTAAAAGGTTTACAAGAATCCTTAGCTGCTGTTAATACCGAGTTAGGAACGTCTGCTAGAATATCTACAGAAGAATTAACTCTTATGACTAAGCTTAATAAACAAGCTGGTATATCTTTAGAAACTCAAGCCAAATTACGTACTACTGCTGTTGCTACTGGTGAAACATATAAAAATTTTGTAAAATCTTTTCAAGATTCTGCAAAAAGTGCTAAATTTCAAGCGGGTATTGCTCTTGATACTAAAAAGTTAATGACTGATATGGTCAATGTTTCAAATAGAACTAAATTATCTATTGAAGGAGGAGCAGCAGGATTAGCTAAAGCAGCAGTAGCTGCAAAAGTTATGGGAAGTGACTTAGAAAAAGTAGCAGCAATTTCAGATAAACTTCTTAATTTTGAACAATCTATTGAAGCCGAATTAAGTGCTGAATTATTAACTGGTAAAGATATAAATTTAGAAAAAGCAAGACAAGCCGCCTTAAACAATGATTTAGCAACAGTAGCAGAAGAAATCACTAAACAAGCTGGATCAGCAGCAGAATTTAGTAAGATGAATAGGCTTCAACAAGAAGCTATGGCTGATGCTGTTGGTATGACCGCAGATCAATTAGCTGATACTTTAGTTGAACAAGAAGCTTTAAAATCGATAGGGAGAGATTTAAACGAAGAAGAACAAGCAGCATTTGAAGCAGCTAAGGCTAAACATGGAGTAGAAAAAGCTTCAGCAATGTTAAAAAAAGATGGAATAGGGGATCTTCTTAAAGAACAATCTAACCAAGAAAAGTTTACAGCAACTATAGAAAAATTAAAAGAAATTTTTACTCAAGTTGGAGATGCTTTAATGCCTATATTTACTATGCTAGCAGATATTGCTACTACTATTATGCCTGTTATAAATTTTTTATTAGCCCCTTTAATAGAAGGATTTAGACTTATAGGTAATCTTGTGAAAGGATTTGTTAAAGGTTTAAAAGAAGGTCAACCTCTTATGGTTGCTTTAGCAGCTGGATTAACAGCTATGTTAGCTCCAACACTAATGACTGCTATATTTAGTATATTTAGAGCATTTTCCATGATTCCTTTTGGATTAGGCATCCCACTAGCAATTACTGCAGTAGCTGGAATGATAAGTTTAGCTACTCAAGCAAAAACAGCTAATGACTTAATGTCAGCCCCCCCAGGATACGGTAAACGCACTCTATTAGGACCAGAAGGAGCAATCCAATTAAACGATAAAGATACAGTTATTGCCGGTACAAATTTATTTGGAAACGACGTTAAATCTGAACCAGGTAAAGCTACTCAAATGGGTAAAAAAGGAGAAATTAAATTAGGTGGTGATTCTTCAGCAGTAGTAAACGCTATTATGGAGTTAAGGAAAGACGTAAATGCTTTAGCTAATCGTCCAATAAATGTACAAATTGATGGAAAAAATGTAACTAAAGCTATTTACTCTAATCCTAATACTGTAGGAGATGAAAGTAGAACAAAAGCTTACAAAATATTTTAATATACAATATTTATAATAAAATAAATAACCATGGGAATCTTAACTAAATTAACAACTCAAGGATCTGCTTTTACAGCATATGATGGAACTACTCCAACAGTAAACCCACTTGCAACCCAACAATCTAAGTTGCATGCTGATGGAAACCAACCAGGATATTCATTAAATGGTGCTAATGCTGGTCAAGTAACGGCAGATTATAATGCTTATCAAGATGGTACTCCAAATCAAATTCCATTACCTTCATTATTAGATATAAATGGAGTTATCCCACCTGTATCACCTGGGGGGCAAGGTTTACCATATTTGAATAACTTACCACAGTAAAATTAATTAAATGGGTCTTTTACTGAAATTAAATAATGGGGATACCCAATTAAAATCACTTAAATTTGGTAAGGACAGACCAGGAGGGGGAGATAGTGGACAACCTTATATTCCTCAAAACATACAAACAGGTATTCAAAATCCTGCTTTTTATAACGATTTTGTTATACGTGGAGGAATTGAAGCCCCTTTAAGTGCAGCTGAAGACGTTGCTCGTTTAACAAAATACTTTATAAACATAAAAAACCCAAGTGGTCTTTTATTTATAGCAAAACAAAACCTACTTTCTCGAGTAGGAACAAAAACAGAAGCATCTAAAGGTTTAGGTTATGCTGGAGGTTTTTTAAATGAAGGAGCATACACACCATTATCTACATTAGCTGAAGCTGGGATAGTATGGGCTGGAGGCCATGTGAACAAACAAGGTTTAGATCCTACTGGTTTATTTTCATTTGCTTCTATTAACAAATATCAAGATGTTATTTCCCAAAATCAACTTACTGGGAGAATTGATTTAGAAAATAATAGATTAGTTAGGCTTTCCACTTTAATCCCAGTAAATAGAGGAATAAATAATTTTGCAAATGTTGTAGAATATAAATTAAACCCCCAATTAGAAAATGATGTTCTAATTTCCTATGGAGGTGGATCTGATTCTGTTTTAGGAATAGGAAAAACTAAAATTAAGTTTGCAACTGGAAATGATGGTGTCCCTTTAAAAACATTGATACCTAAACCAAAAGATTATTTAGTAGATAAACCATATGACCCAACCAATGAAGATAAATTCCAGTTACCTATCAATGCATCTTCAGATTATAACGAATACATAAAAAATTTTTCAAGTAATTTTGCTGAAAATGATTTAACCAAAAACGGAAAAAATTCGTTTACACAAAATTTTATAGTAGACGTTTACGAATCTGAGTCTCTTAAAAGTAATAGTAATATAGGAAAAGGTTCATGGACACAACAAAATTTTGTCAATCAACCTCCTAATCCAAATGCAACTACATTAGAGGATTTTAGACAAATACTAAAACCAACAGAAAGCCCTCAATATACCTTTTTAAGCCTTTCCCCAAGCTATAAAAGATATATGATAGAATCTGATGATACTTCAATTTCAGCAAATGCTACTGGATATGGAAGGATAGGTTTACGTAGCCCTGGACAAAAAGGAGATATATCAAATTATGTCCAAGGTAAAAAAGATCCTGCGGGAAATATATTAGGTCCTGTTGATTTTATTAATGCTTTGCCTATA